CTCGAGGCTGCTAGGAGAGCTGTGACCCTTCGGCCTAGGGACCAGCGCACTCTCCTTCAAGCTTATCAAGCGGCGGCGCGGGTGCGTCGCATCGCTGAAGGACCGCCGTCTGACAAACCGGCCCAATTCGCCGCATGTGTGGTTTGGGCCAGCATCGAAGGGGAGACCCGGATGATGTTCGTAGCTGAGCGCATGGCCGGCGTCCATGCGATCTGGAATCGTTGGCTGGCGACCTCGGACGGTCCGGGTTGGGAAATCACCGATTTGTTCCCAGGGGTGATTAGTGGGATTGCCCTGATTTTATTGCCTTGGTCGTCCAGCATTCCCATCACCGCTGGCGCGGCTTACCTCATATCCCGCTCGCTGACTCGCGTGGACACCAGGCGCCACTCGCAACGGTGGCTTATGAACTCAGTGGGCATGTTGTTCGCTGCTTGGGCCACCAGGTTGGCCACCAGAGCGACTATGTCGGCGTTATTAGAGCTGCGCCTTGGTTTGCGGACCCTCCTGAGTGTCTTGCAAGACTCGGCAGGGTCAGGGACCAGGGCAGCGCAACGCACCGCCGACGGCATCTGGGGTTTGTTGGAACGCACAATTGGCCGCGGGGTGACCCCCCCCCAGGTCGTCTGGACTGGCGACCCGTTGCCTCCACCTTGGTATTCAAACTATCAATGGTGGATCCCGCCTATGGCTTACAAGGTCGATGTCCCGTCCTGGGTGTGGGGGTATGCTCTGGGTCTTTTGTCTTGGTTCGGCGCCAGGCAAGGCTGTGGTCATAGCCTCAAGGAAGGCATGGTTTGCCAAGACTGCTCTTTCAGAGCTGCCGTGGAACACAAACCAAGCCCGCCTTTCACGTCGGATGCAGTTTGCGTATCCCCCTGGCTGGACGCGAATGTGTACAAACGACCGGCCCCAGACCCCACTTTCAAGGTGAACTATACTCATGAACCGGCATGCAATCGTTCACCTGGCGTCTCATCGATTGGCCCCCATTTCTACATCGCGGTGAACCCTTGGGCCTATTACCCGAGTCTTTGCTTCCGCAATTGTGTTCACGGTGTGGTGATGTCATGGGTCGCGAGGCGATCGATTTACCAACACGCCAATGACCCCCCAGCTACTGTAGGGCCGATACAGAGTTGTTGGGAGGCTTTAGGCCTGGCCCTCAATGAGCTCATGCGACGGCGACAGGCCGACCCGGCAGTTCAAGCGCATCTGCAGGATAGGGTGGGTTACCCAATCTGCCCTGTGCCGCCAATGACGCAGAAGGAATACATCTCGTCGATCAAAGGCGGCCCGCTCTGTGTTAACCGCCCGGAGGAGGCTGGGTTCACTGAGGAGAACCATCAGCGTCTGAACCGGGCAGCCATCATGACAAAGGCTGCCATTGATATGGAGAAACCGTCACTCGACCAGTCCGCTTTTGTGAAGCGGGAAACATCGCATTATAAAACGGCTAAGTCCCTCCTCCGCTCAGCGATGCCTGATGAGATGGTGCCACCAGCGCCTCGTGACATCGAGGTGGCTTCGGACTCCATGCAATTGGCGACTGGGCCTTATTGTAACATGTCGACAGCCGTCCTCACCGCTACTTTTCCTCCATTGTTGGCTGAGGAGCCCCAACCCATCTGCGTGATGGCAGGACATTCGGCGGAGGACGTGGGCTATTGGCACCAACAAACCGTGCTCGAAGCCGAAGCGCGTGCGCCCTCCGGGGTGCCTGTCAAATCTTGGGACCCCGATGGGGCCGCCTATGATTCGAGCCACAGCAAGTTTGTCTTAGCAGCGTACATCGCGACCCTCAAGCAGTCTGTACATCTGCCCCCTGACGTGGAACAGCTGATTTTGAGCACTGCCGCTTTCAAAGCCAAGTTCTACTCCAAATTCCAGAAAGCTTCGATGACCAGGATTGGCGGAGCTGGTACAGGAGCATCTTGGACTTTCGACATGAACACTCGCGTGAACATCATGATTTTCATCGCTGCGGTGCTCAACACTTATGCGAGGCTCACTGGCAATCAGATCGCACGCCACTGGGTCCGGGAACTGCTCAACGGCAACGCTGAGTTGGTGATGGAGGTGTTCTGCCGTGCCATGGAGGAGCTTGGCATCCGTGCCATGTTCCAGGGTGATGATGTTCATTGCAACGGCCCTGAGGACTCCCTCGTGGAATTGCAACGTTCCTATGCTGATTTCGCTAGCCTTGTGGCCCCCGGAACCGTCATCACACGTGACGAGGAGGCCGTGGGTTATGTGTTTGAGGGGCCCATCGAGGAACCATGGCGTTCTTCGTTTTGCTCCGGTTATTTCGTCCCGTGTCATACGGAGGAACGGGGCGACACTCTGGTGCTTTGTTCGAAGCTGAGCCGCATGCTTGTGAGGTGGGGCTTGAGCTGCTTCGCCTCCAGCCCCTATGTGGGTCTTGAGATCCTGAAGTCAAAACTGATTCAGCTCCGCACTTCGCAGGAGCTGTACCCTTTCTTCAGGATAGCTTACCCGCACCTGACGCAGGAGCTGGCAAGTATTACGCCGCGGCCGGAGGCTTACAACCCATACAGTGTTGTCCCCAAGCATATGTGTTATGCTACCCAAGCCACTGAGGACTTTTGGAATCAACTCTACCGGGAGTGTGACATCACCACTCGTGAGCTTGATAGCCTCTATGAACCAGGTCGGATTAATTACTACCACCCATCTGTTGGCCGCATGTACATGCAGGACGAGGCCATTAGTCTGGAAGACCCAGCCCAAGTGAACCCCTGGAACGGTTTCCACTCGGAAACATTTGTGATGCCCGTTCTGGCCGTTGCCACCGGGTTCTTGGCATCTGGTATTTATTACTGGGCCGTGAACGGGTATGCTCTGGCTGCGACCTTCATCCGATGGGAGGAGTACATGGCGCTATTAGCCAACCCAACCAGCTGGGAGCTGCCGGACCCTGTCGAGATCGGGGGTCTGATGGCCCTGGCTGGGGCTGTCTCAGTCTACTGGTTTGAGCGCCGTCGCCAGGCTGGTGCTGAGGATGCGACCACCTTCTGGTGGCGAGTCTGGAGGACGGTGGGTTGCTATCTTCTGGCCACCATTATCATGATGGTGGGGTTCTTCTTTGACGCGTTGCCAACTTTCGGTAAGG